AAGCAATGTGCTGACGCGGTTGGTCAAGCTGCGACCCATGCGGTATGGCGAACTGGCAAAGTCCACGCCCTCGATCTGTCCACCAGCTGCAACGCGTGATTGAAAGACCTCAACGCTAACAGCCAAAATTGCTGACTCAATTGCTGGTGTGCTGGCATAAATTTGAGCAGCTGAGTAACCTGACAATGTTGCCTTGCCGTTTGGCACAATTGGACGCAATGTGACGTCTGCATTTGTAAGTGCAGCTGTGAAGTAATAAGGCGCGGCGTCAACGACTGTAAAAGTCGCGCTAAATGGTGCAGGCAAACCTGTCACGATTACTGATTGACCAGCTACAAAGTAATGCTCGCGAATTGTGTAAAAAGTAGCTACGTTGTCTTTCAACTTGTATGCGTCAATGCCTGAAACGTTTGCAACCAGCATTGGCAAAATGACGTCCTCGCTGGTGTTAATAATCTCGTCTAAATAACTGTCGCTGTAAAGTGAAACGGACACGCCAAGCACCGTGCGCAATTGACTTGCTGTAACAATGGCTGGCATGTCCGTTTCCTTTCGACTGCTGCGGCGAGATCGGGAGAACCCGCCGCATGATTAGTTAATGGCTAGTTATCAGGTCTTGTTGATACCAAACGCGCCTGCACCGAGCTTGGTTGCAATTGCGCCGTATCCATAAACTGAAACTGCAATTTGACCTGACGCGATTACGTCTGCACGCAAGCGGTATGTTGGTGACTCGTACCATGTGTAAGCACTTGGGTTGATGATTAGCATTGAGTCATCTTTGTCAGTGTCATTTGCTGACGGTACGTTTGCTGTGACGTATAGATCAAGACCTGCGACGTTGCCGCGGATTGAGTCTGGACGTACTGCGCCGCCTGCGTTGCTTGGCTGTGCAGCCATGTAAATTGGACGACCTGAGTCGTTAAGTGTCATTAGGTTTGCCCACTGGCTTGTGTTTGCCAAGATGTTGCGAGCAAAACCTTGTGTGTTTGAGTAAACAGATGCAGCACCGCGTGACACAAAGCCAAGCAACTCTGAAGCTGTTGGGTATGTTGTCAGTGTTGTTGCATCAGCTGTTGCACCAGATGCCAGTGCTGTGTAAACAGCAAGGTCTGTTGCCTTTGCATAAGCTGCTGACATGTTGTTAAGCAACTCGTTAAAGAATAATGGTGATGTGCGATCTAGCAATTCAACGCTAAATGTTTGTTGTCCAGCATACTTTTTGACTGTAACTGACAAGAAACTTGAAGCCTGATCTGTTTCGCTTGGTGTGCCTGCTTCTGCTGTTTCAGCAACTGTTGGCATTGTTGTGATCTTTGGAATTTCAAATGACATACCAGCATCAGGCAAAACGCCACGGCTGATTGCGTCAATTGCTGATCGTGTGTTGTTAGCAAGTCCGTTGATAACTTCTGTCAACTGACGTGTAGGCACAAGACCTGCGTTGTCTGTTGTGTCATCTGCCGCTGCGACATACTGACGTGCTGACTCCTCGCCAAGTGAAGCGCGGATTGTGTTTTCCAAATACTTAGCAGCTGTGAACTCTAGGCGTGGCTTTGTTGTCCAACCGCCTACGGCTGGCTTTGCATTTGCTGTTACTGACTGGGCAGCTTCTACCGTCTCGACGGTTTCCGCGTTTGTGACGGTGTTGTCCACTTCGTCTCCTTCTGTTGTTGGTGTTTCCTCTGGCTCAACTGTTGAGTCAGAAATCTCAGGCTCGTCACCTGTTGTAGCTGCGACCTCGTTGACGCGTGCTGATCTAATTGCAGGCTCTGACGTCAAAGCAACGCCAGTCATTTCACCTTTAATGATGCGCACTGTTCCGTCTTTAAGTGTCTCGTACTCGTCAAAATAAACCTCGACGCTAAATCCGTCGCGCAAACCTTCTGAGGCTTCCACAAGTGCATCTGAGCCAGCTGTTGTGTTGGCGATCTTAAATGTTGCGTCAATGCCTTGCTCGTTCGCTTCGATTGACAATGTTTTACCAATACGACGTGTGCGATCGTGTTCAAGATTAAGCAACACTGGTACTGCTGCAATGCTTCCTTTTGCAAACTGCACTTTGCCAATTGACGCTGTGCCAGTTTCCTCAAATGTGACAATGCGACCGGTGATCGTACGACTGTTTGAGTCAGCCGCCGTTATAGCAATTGGTGTGATTAGTTTTTTCATAACAACATGTCCTCCTCGGCGCGTATTTCGTCGATCGACATTGCGCCGATACGATTTAAGATTTCATAGACTTGCGCGCGCTCAAATGGATTACCACGCAAGAAATTGTCTAAATCAAACATGACTTTGTTGCCTGCTGGCGTAAAGTCCGCAAAAGATAAACGCTGTTCCAAAATTGACATGTAATTTCTAAAAGCAAAGTCTACTAGGTCGCGCCTTTTGTCTAAAGCATTGGCGTATGTAAAACTCGACTGCTGGCTGTCTGTGAAGTAAGCAGGTAATCCACACGCGCGACTAAGTTCCAAAGAAACGTAATTTCTGGCTTCATTGAGCTGTAAATTCTTAGGGTCAAAGCCGACTGCTTCCATAGTCACGTCGGCGTTAAGAAATGCTGTTGACTTGTTGGCTCTAGCTGTGCGCCATGCCTGCAAAATCTTTGCGACGCGATCTGCTGGCAATGATGTGCCGTTTGATTTCAACACCATTAGCGGTGTTGGTTCGTTGGCAAAATTGAGTGACGCCTTTTCTAGCGCGGCAGCAGCTTTAATTGTGCGACCTGCGCGAGCAAGCAAACCTTCTTGCGTATTTGGAAACACGACAAGATTTGTTGGGTCAATTGGTTTGCCGTCAATTTCGTACGCTGTGATTTCTGTATTGTCAAAGTTTGTTGTAATTGATACCCGCTCTGGCGCGACTCTTTCCATTGCGCGGATTTTGCCTGTGTCGGCGTAACGTTCCATAACCATGGCATAAGCTGCGTTGTGAAAAAATAAGTCTGAGATAAGCCAGCCGTAAAATGTTGCACCTGGTATGCGCGGGTCAGGTTGATTGATAACACGCGGCTGTGACACCTTCTCACCTGTTGCTTCATTGCGTGTGTGCAATGGCAGTGATGCAATTGTTTGCATGATGCCCAATGCACGCGCCACCGTCGGCACGCTCATTGCCTCTGCGCGATTAGCCTGTGCAATACCGTAAAAGTAAAAATTGTTGTTTTCTGTAAAATACGGCGCAAGAGATGCGTCAACGTCCAAAGGCGCAGCTGGAACGGCAGCTGACACCTTTGGCACAAATAGATCAAATAAACCCATGTCCAAATTGTGTCAGGCTTATACGATCAACCAACCATGATGTCAAGATCATTGTCTGGGCGTGTCGCAAAATGTGTAACCAGTGCAACAGCAACCGCACCACACACAACAGCTTGACTTGCTCGCCTACCAATGACCCAGCCACCGTCACCCCGACGCAATTGCACAGCTGACAAAATTTCGTCTGTCAATTGTGCCTGACCACGGTGTTTGAGTCTGCCGCTGTTAATTGCCGACAACATCTCGTCGCAGCTCTGCGGGTACGCGCTGTCCATGTCAAAGACAGGTATGCCAGCAGGTGCAAGGCGTGCAGCTACTGCACCGCTTGTCTTGCGGCTGTACAAAACGTATTCGGTGACGTACTTGCGCGCATAATCTGCCAAGTCGTTGGCAATTGCTTTGTCGTCCAGCTGTAAATCGTTTTTCCATGTATGCAACAGCTTGACCACAAACTGCTCGTCCCCTAGTTTTTGCGCGCCCACCAATGAGGCGTGTTTTCTGTCAGGTGATAGGTCAATTGCCAGCCACGTCAATTTGTCAATGTCAAGATCGATAGTTTTGTCCAGACAATTACCCCATGAGGCACTGTCAACCGCGCTGCTAATAGCTACGACCCACCGACAAAGCACCTCAGTCATGACCACGTCTGGCGGGTCTTTCAACACGCTGCGCACGTTGTCGGCGTGGATTGTCCGACCCATTGCTGGGTTTGAGTGCCTCGCATTTTCAACGCTAATCTCGTCTGTCGGTGCTGACCACTCAAAGTACCCAATCTCATCATCTGCGCCAGCGATCTTTGCCAATGCTCGCTCTCGAAATGCGTTCAGCACAACGCTGCTGGCATCACCCGCGTTTGTGTACGCCATGACAAGCGGATTTTTTGCCGCCATAAGGGTGTAACGCAATGAGGCAAAGGTTTCCAGCTCTTTCATTTCGCGCAGCTCGTCCAAGTGGACTGTTTCAGGTCTGGAGACACCGCGAGCTGATGAACCACCAGCTTTGACAATAAACCGCGTACCGTGCAAGGTCTCGATTTCCTCAGCACCGTGCGCCCACCGTATCCGCTTGACCTGTTTTGCCAAAACCTCGTTTGCCTCGATCAGCGACACCAGCGATCTAAACTGTTCAAGGCTGGTTGCCAGCGTATGAGCTGAGGCGATCTGCAATGGCTCTTTCCACAAGAAAAGACCGCCCAAAATTCTGATCTGCTGTAAAAAACTTTTGCCGTTTTGTCTCGCAACGACGCAAATGTTTAGGGGCGTCGCCCAGCGTCCGTCAGGCTTGATTTTGTGGCTGTGGATAAGGTAAAACTTCTGCCAGTCCATTAATTCGACCCCAATACTGGCAGCTAGATCGATCAATTCCTGACCCCTAGACGGCAAATCATTAAGCGGCGTGTGAATTCTGGGCGTGGAAATGCCCATTAAAGGCGGCTCTGCCTCATTGGGATTTTCAGACCTGTTCAGGTCATCTAGTACCGACTCAGGCATGATCGTGGCTTACAGAGGCCGTTGGAGGCTTTTCTGAGCCTCTTGAGTCGTTTTGGGGGGGTAGGAAACACGGAAGAGTCAGGGGTGTCGCGTGGTTACTAAAAAACCTACCCCCTTTGCGTAAATTGCAGCTTGAACACAAACATTGCAAATTAAAGTCATCATCTCCACCGCCCATTGCTCTTGGCACTATGTGATCAACGTGCGTGCCGTCTGCCCCGCATTGCTGGCATGTGTAGCCGTCACGTTGAAGTATGCGCTGTCTTATCTTGCGCCACTTGCTCGTACTGCCATTGTCTTTGAGTGCGCTCATCAGTAGTAGTTCCTCTCTTGATGAAATGCCCACGCTTTGCACGGCGTTTGGTAACGGTTTGTAATGTACTTGATTGTGGCATCTATCTGCCTAAATGGGTCAAGGTCACGGTAGTGCTTCGATCTCATCTGCCCTAGTCCATAGTGTGAGCCATTACGAGCTGTGTGTGACCAACGACTTTCCTTTGTGATGATCTTGTTGAAACATTGAAATTGATCATACGAAATCAAACGGCTATGTGCATAAAGCTTTAAGTGATCTATTGAATACTTAGCTGCATTTGCTTCTAATGTTGTCGTTATTGAAAGCAATGCCGCAATGGCATAGACCTTGCCCATTAGCCGATTGCGCCCTTGCGAGCTACCCGCCTCAGCGGCTCGCTTCAAGCGAAACCAGCGTACCAACACTGTCAAGTTACTGGTCAGTATGTGGATAACTCTAGCGTACTGCCCGCGTGTCGTCCACAGGTTTTGCACACCTGTGGATAACGCCTGTGGATAACTCTTACGCATCTTTGCCACCTATCTGTGCAACTCCCATAACCTCGCATTTGGTGCATTGAATAACTTCGACGCCTTGTGGCAGGTTGTCTGTGATCTTGTGTACAAGCTGCCGCGTTACCTTTTTACAAATGCGGCACTCAAATTGCACTTGTTCCATAATTGGATTTCCTCAAATTCTCAATAGGTTGCAGGTTAATTTGTGTGACCCACCAAGTCGGTTGTTTGGTGTGTCGGTATCGTGGCTTCTGTGCCATTGTCACTGGTATCCAGCCTGCTATGTAGTAGTTGGGTGCTTCACCTGTAACCAGTACAGCAATGTCTGTTGGTCTGTCGTACTCATAGACGATCAGCTGACCTAACTCATACTTTGTCCAGCGCACCTCAATGCCTGCACCTACGTCAGCCTTGCGTTTGCCTTTGTCCTCAAAAGGGTCAAATGGTAAACCAAAGTATTTTGCCACCGCCCACTCACTGCCAATTGACTCTGCAAGCTCTGATAAGTAGATCATAAATGATGAGTTGTTGTAGCTTCGCGGTAGGTCTAACAGCTGCCCTTTGTCACTGGTGATCTTTACAGCTGCAACCATGCACACACACATTTCGTTGGGTGTGAGCTTGATTTTCACCGGCAACCACCGCAAAACCAAATAACCTTTTCGTGTTTGTCATAGCCTTTTTGGTAGCCAAATGAGTCAAGCTTTGTAATCTGTGAGCATTTGTCACACTGCTCTACTTTGTATTCAGCGATTACTTCACCATTGCAAAACAGCTTGCACGTCATTGTTTTGACGTCGATCATTTCCATGTAGTCACTCATGGCAAACGCACGACCCACTGACCTGTGCTGCCTAGTTGATACCAAACAGGCTCACACTGGTTTGCTTTGGCTTTCTCGGTGCAGAAATAGCCGCCCCAGGCTTTACCAGTTTTGGCTGACTCGCCTGTTTTCCAAACGCGTGTGCCGTGTTCGCAACGTGGCTTTTCCTCGATCAGTTGACCGCCCAATTGGTTTGCGATCTCGTCTATTGATGAACCAAGCGACGGTATGCCTGATTGCTCGGCTTCTGCTGCTGTGGCGTAACTAGGCACGTCACCGTGCTTTGTTGTCCAATAGTCATAATCAGCCTTTACATCAGCTGTGGCGACCTTTGTCGAAAGCTTCTCGACCTGTTCCATTGTTTCGCGTGTAGCCTTTTCAGTGCCACCCATAACCAACGCCATTACGCGCATCAAAGCTGAGGTCGTAGTGTCCTCGACAAACCAGCGTTTCATGTTTGGGTTGTAAGCTGCAATAAAGCCGTATGCGTAATCAATGCCTGCTGGCTCGAT